CCGATTTTATATGCTGGCAAAAGAGCAGCTGTACAAACGTGACGTCATCCCGGGCCCGATCGGCATGCTAGCCATATTCGAGTTTGAGCGGCCCAAAAGCCATTTCGGCACCGGGAAAAACGCCGGTAAGCTGAAACCTTCGGCGCCCGGGCATCACATCAAAAAACCGGACGGCAGCAATCTCGTCAAGTTCGTTGAGGACGTGCTAAACGGGTTGGCCTGGGCGGACGATAGCCAGATCGTCGATCTTACGGTCGTCAAGCGTTTTGCGCCGCAGGCGGCCACAACGCTATACATTACAGAGTTGGGGGATTGAGAAATGGATTATGAAGCAGGGATGTTTGTCTATAAAATTTTCGGTACGGCTTTGGCTTTAGGGATTGTCGGCGTTATTGTGGGCGTTATTGTGGGCGTTATTGTGGGCCTAATTGCGATCAGAAGCGAGCTTAGGCTTTTACGAAAAACCATCTCAAAACAACAGGAGAAAAGCTATGAGAGCACATTCACATATCACATCGTTGCCATGTGACGATGTTTACATCGACGGCGTTCACGTGATTCGGATGCCGGCGGCGGAACTTGCCGCTTACGCAGATCGGCACCGTTACCGGCCGACGTTTCATTCCAGGTCGCGGTTTCAGGTTTTTAACCATGCGTGGTGGATACGGCACCGGTTTCGGCAGCATTATCTGAAACGCTGCGAGCTCGACGTCTATGCGCATCTTGGCGGATAAAAAAAGGGCCGGATTTTGTTTCCGACCCTGGTTTTTTCCTTTCACACCGCTGGCCATTTGACCGGCTGCTTGGGATCCGGTTCGCCTGTAAAGGGCATAAACCGGTCCGTTAGGGTTTTTATTATCATATTGGACCTACTCCGGACCTCTTCATTCGCCTTTTCGTCGATGGCCGCGAGAAGGTCATCGGAGATCCGAATCATGATCTGCCTCGAAACTGACATCATTTTACCTCCTTTCCAGCAGTTTATTGACTTGCCGAGGTCGTTAGAAGTTAGTTTGATTTGATTTTGCGCGGATCGCTATATCGTTCATCAACGTCATCGGTGGATCCGTAGCGGGTGTAAACAGGTTTTTCCGGTGTCTTAATTTTGTTTCCGACTTGGTACAACTCCCTTTCTTCGTTTTCCCACCTTTCCAGCACTTCGTTGTTGTAATGTTCACTGACAGCCTTGTACACACCCGGGACCGTCAATAGAACGGCCGCATCTTCTTTCACGATTTGCGAAAGGACACGGTCAAAATCGTCTTGTGTCATTTTTGAATAATCCATACTTACCTCCTTGGTTTGGGTTAAAATTTTACCTGGCATAGACAACATATATCAAAAGTAAACGGTTGTCAAGAGGAAAGTTTAAAAAAGTAAAATAAATTTTGTCCATGGTTCGAGTCCAAGCTATAACCTGATGTTATATTTTCCTTGACATTTGGGCTGAAGTATGCACAAGATACTTAATCATGGTTCGACAGGTTTTTAAAATTTATTATCTGCAACGTGAGGCAGCGAATGTGAGGCGATCGTCGCCGGGCAGGTAGTCCGGTAGGGTTCTGGAAAAATCGTGGCTTAAATCATAGATGAGAGCGTTTCGTTATGGGAAAAAAGAAACCGGCGGTTGATTTTAATATTGTCAACGGCAAGAAAAAGCGCGGACCCGGGCAGCCGACCAAATTAACGCCTTCGGTGAAAGAAAAAATTTCGTTTTTGTCCCGGAAAGGCTTTACTGATGCCGAAATGGCGATGTGTGTTGATGTCACTGAACAAACATTCAACAACTGGAAAAAACAACAGCCTGCATTCTTTGAGTCCCTAAGTGATTGGAAAAAAAAGCCAAACAAAGAAGTTGAGCGGTCTCTTTTCGAGCGCGCCTGCGGTTATGAGCATCCCGAGACAAAATCACAATATGTCGCCGGCGAGGGTTGGCAGCAAATTACAGTTACCAAACATTACCCACCGGATCCGACCAGTATGATCTTTTGGCTGAAAAACCGGCAGCCGGCCAAGTGGCGCGATAAAACAGATCTTGATTTAAATCAAACAGTTGACCTTAATTTGTCCGAAAAAGACAAGGACCTTTTCCGCAAGGCGGCCAAGGAAATCAGCCAAAGGGTGATCAGCGCTACCGTGAAAAACAGGGCGAAAAAGAAATGACAGCCAGCGCAGCAGCATTAAAGACGCTCGAAGACGGCGACCCATCGGTGATGATGTCGGTCGACCCCTGGAGTTGGTGCTACTATAACAAACTGCGCCTGGCCGGCGGCCGCTATCAGGTTTTCGGCCATGAGTTTCAGCGCGATGTTCTGCAATCGACCTACCGGCGCCAATGCGCTAAAAAGTCCCCCCAAATGTTCGGCCTGACCGAGATTATGGTTATCCGCGCATTACACGGCATGAGATACGGCCACTATCCTCAAGGCGTTTTGTATTTGTTCCCCACCGATGATGAGGTTGGTGATTTTTCAAAGTCAAGGTTTAAGCCGTTTTTATCTAATAACCGCGATGCCATAGGACGTTATGTACGCGAGACCGATACGGCATCGGTCAAGCGCGTCGGCAATGCGTTTTTGTTTTTCCGCGGTGCGCGGCTCAAAGACATCGAGGGCTCTCAAAAATCATCCTCAAAGCTAAAAGCCTTGCCAGTGGACGCGCTTGTTGGTGATGAGGTCGACGAGATGGATCCCGGGGCAATCGATTTGGCCAAGGGCCGGATGGACCATTCACTGGTCAAAGACGAGTTTTATCTGGCCAACCCGACGGTTCCCGACTACGGCATCGACAAGATGTACCAGGACAGCGATCAGCGGATTTGGATGATCGAGTGCCCGGCCTGCGGCCGCGAAAACAACCTCGAACTGCAGTTTCCGAATTGCCTGCGCCGGTTGAAGGATCGTTCCGTTATCCGGGTGTGCCGCAAGTGTGGCGGTGAGCTCAACCCTCGGTTTGGCTACTGGGTCGCCCAGTTTCCGGATAAGAGCGATGATATGGTCGGGTGGTGGATTAGCCATCTCAATTCGATGTATACCGATCCCAAAGATATCCTCGAAGAATACGAAAGCCCGGATACCGATATGGTGCGATTTTATAACCGGCGCCTGGGTATGGCATACATCAAGGCCGAAGACCGGCTGACCAAAAACGATGTGTATAATTGCTGCGGACCAGATGCGATGTCGCTGCGAGACAGCGGGCCGTGTTGCGCCGGTGCTGATGTCGGTGGCCGTGAGCTGCACGTGTTGATTGCCCGGAAAATCCACGATGTCGGGCTGAAGATTGTCAAGATAGCCCGGGTGCCGGGTTTTCCGGATTTGTGGGATTTGTGCCAGCAGTTTAACGTCAGATCGATTGTGATGGATTTAAAACCCGAAATCCATAGTGTCCGCGAGTTTTGCACCAAGGCCCCGTTTAAGGCGTTTGGGTGTGATTACTCCGAGGAGTCCAAGGGCGTTGCAGTCTGGAACGACGGCAACAAGGTCGTGACGGTCAACCGGACGGAGATTTTCGAGGCTTCGCACAAACAGATTACAGTTTCCGGCCGGACGGTGATTCCTCGAAAAGACGACGAAGTGGAAGAGTTCGCCAAGCAGATGATCGCGGTCGCCAAGGTTTTAGAGGACCGCAAGGCCGGCGGCTCTGTCATCGGCAAGGTTTACCGGTATCGAAAACTGGGTGCGGACCATTACCGCAACGCATTGAATTATTTGATTTTGGCCGCGCAAAGGGCGCCGGTTGTCACCTCGCGGCTTGCCGGGCCCGTCAAACAGGTTGAATTTTATTATGGGTGATCACATGGCATCGTTTTGGCAACGAGCGTTTAATATCCTGGTGGTGATATTGGCCTTGTATTTTTTCTGGTTGACAGCCAACTACCGGGCGATGTGGACCATTCAGCAACGACTCGACGCAGAGCAGAGTGAAGCAATCGTTAATCTCATCCGAAAAACAGGGGTTTGACCATGGAGCAGATCCAGCCATATAACGATACCGCCTCCAACAGCAAGGGCCTCGTCATGGTCATGAACAACAGTCAGCTTGACCGTTACAACCAGGCCATGCAAAACGCCGATGCCACGCAGGCCCTCCCGTTTGTAACCGGGTTGGCTTCCCATGTCTCCAAATGCTGGTCGGCCAACAAGACCGCCAAGCAGCCGATCGAAAGGGTTTTGCTTGAGTGCCTGCGCCAGCGAAACGGCGAGTATGAGCCACAAGCGTTAGAGCAGCTGCGACAGCAGGGCGAACCCGATCCGATTTTTATGATGATCACAGACATCAAATGCCGCGCAGCGATTGCCTGGATCAAGGATGTTTTGTTGCCGGCCGGCGAAGTTCCTGCCCATTTCAAGCCCACCCCCATTCCCGACATGCCCCCGGAAATGATGCAACTGGCCAAGGTCAAAGCCACCGCGGCGTTACAACAACACATGATCGAATCTGGCATCGATATCCGGCAACTCAGCCAGGAGCCCGAGAAAATCAAAGAAATCATGGAGCAGGTCCGCGATGAAATCAAGCAACTTGTCAACGAAATGGCCACAGAGGACGCCGACAATATGACCCGCGAAGTCAACGATGAGATGGTTGACGGCCTTTGGTACGAAGCCATGGATAGCTTTATCGATGATTTTGTGACCTACCCATCGGCTTTTCTCGAAGGTCCGGTCAGGAAAAGAAAGAAAAAGATAGCCTGGCGGCCGGGTCCGGACGGCAAAAGCATGCCGGAGGTCATAACCGATACGATCCAGGAGTATAACTGGATCAGCGCATTTGACGTGTATCCGTCATCTGGCGCCAAAAGCCTAAATGACGGCAACCTCATTCTCCATAAACGCATGAGCCCGAAAAACCTGCAGCAAATGATTGGCGTGGAAGGATTTGACGAAGAATCGATCAGAAAGGTTTTGGACCTGTATTCAGTCGGCGGGTTGCGCGAATGGTTATCGGTGGACAGTTCACGAGATTACCTGGAAGACCATCACGCATCGATTTCCGATGGCGAACCGCAAATAGACGTCTTAAAGTTTTTCGGCGATGTTCCCGGGAAACTGCTGCGCGAATGGGGCATGGACGAAACGGAGATTCCGGACGAGTCTCTCAGCTACCCGGCGATTGTCTGGAAAGTCGGTGATTACGTGATATCCGCCCGTATCAACCCGCATCCGCTCGGCAAGAGAAACGTTTATACAGCATCGTTTATCAAGAAAAACGGTTCGATATGGGGTCGCGGTATTCCGCAAACCATGAAAGACATTCAGCGGATATGCAACTCTGCCGCCCGGGCCTTGCAACGCAATATGGGTATCGCCTCCGGCCCGATGGCCTGGGCTTTAGAAGACAAGATGCACCCCTCCATGGATTTGACGATGTTTCCCTGGAAGATTTTCCGGTTTACAACCGAGCAGATGGGCGGATCCGGCCAGCGCAACTTGCCGATGGGATTTTTCCAGCCGCGGGTGATCGTCCGGGAATTGCTTGAAATCTATCAAAAGTTTTATGATCAGGCATCCGAAGTGACCGGTATTCCGGCGTATGTTTACGGGTCTGAAAAGATCGGCGGCGCCGGCGAGACCGCTTCCGGCCTCTCGATGCTTATGAACGCGGCCTCCAAGGGGTTAAGGGCCTCTGTCATCCACATCGACCAGGGCGTTACGAAACCAAGCTGGGAGGAACACTGGCTGACCATCGTTTTATCCGGTGACGGGCGGTCATTCGGCGATGCCAAGCTGGTGGCCCGCGCTTCCGACTATCTCATGCAAATCGAGCAGCTGCAGGCGGCCTTGGCCGATGCGCTTAGCCGAACGGCCAACCCGGTTGACATGGAGATCATCGGGCTGGAAGGCAGGGCGGAAATGTTACGCGAATATTTCAAACGGCTAAAAATACCGGTGGACAAGATCGTTCCGAACCGCGAATCAATCATCAACAAAAGCGCCAACCAAAAATTTCAGCAACTTGTTACCAACCTGGCCGGCGCCCTTAAAATCGAACCGCAGCAGTTAATCGCAATGGCGCAAGGAGCGCCGCCCGCGGTGCAGGAGGCCGCATAATGACAGAAAATCAATCAGAATACCAAGGCGATCAAACCATCGGCAATATGACATTAGAGGAAGTCGGACTGCATGATTCCGAAATGTTTAATGCCGTTATCAAAAACGCCAAAAGATACACATTTGTTGATCCGAACACCGCCATAAAGTTTGTTTCCGGGTGTATCGGGGCGACATTGGATTACCTTGGCATCGGCAGGGCAACACAGCTTCCAGTAAAGGTGCTGGACGAAATCCAAAGGCAAAAGGGGATCGTTATCGAGCACCGCAAACATTTTACTGGAGAAGATGTCTGGAAAAACGGGATTTACATCTACAAAAAAGATATCATGGTGTCGTTTATATCCGATATCTTCGCACCGACTCAAAACCCGATACTGGTAAACCCGGTCATGGAGCAGTGGATCGTTTTTACCAACGCGAGGATCTGATGATAAGATATCCGGATTGGGAAGCAAGGGCTTGTATAAACCTGGCCTCTGAACTGCACGATATTAAAAATAAAAACAAGACGTTTGTTGCTTTTCTTGTCGAAACGCTGCGCACGCTGGACAGCAAAAACAGAACCGAAACCAACGAAGTTGTTTTCAGGCAGCAACAGGGCGCTTGTCAAGCCGTAAACGATATTTGCCGGATGTTGGAAAATTCACGTGGCGAATTTGCCAGATACAAAGAATTCGCCGAAAAGTCTGTGACCGGCGGCTCATAGGGAGTTTGCCAGGTACAAAAACCCGTTCACATAAGGAGATTCAATCATGGCATGGAGAGAAGACGCAAGTTTTGGTAAGGTTAGAGTGAGACATTCGCTGATAGGCGGAGTCGATAATGTCCCGGCATCCGGAAAGTGGGGTTACGCCTCTGGAGCACTTTTGTTTCTTAAAAAACCGGTTCTCGGACAAAGTTTCATGTGGCGCAACATGGGAACGGCGGGATCGTGTTTGTTCGTTCCCGAGGGGCCGCAGATAGGCTACGGGTTTGTTGCGGCCGGTGGGCCAGTGGACTGCACGACCGGATCCGCAACCCAGCGGATAGCCTACGATATGGTAAACCCCGCTGACATTGCCTTTGTCGGGCACGCTGTTTCAGACGACAACGATCAGATTTGCGCAGCGATCGCCGAAGCTGCCAAGAGCAACATTTTGATCACAGCAACAGCCGACCCCTTGACCGCCCACGACTATGTATGGGCGGCATTGAGAAATCAGTGTGTGCCGACATGGGACGTTTTTACAGCGTTTAGGCACACAACCGTTGGTGGCAATGCGGCCGAAGCGATAACGGTAACAGGCGTTTTGGCAAGCGATATCGCGTTTGCCTGCACCAGCACCACAGACGACACGGACCTCATCAGTGATGTGGCTTGTACGGCCAATACGGTGACAGTCACGTCGAGCGCCGATCCATCGACGGCCCACGCATGGGATATTGTCGTTTTACGGCCGCGAGGCACGTTTAAGCCCTCGCACTATGTCGCATACGCCGGCAACTACACTGCCGTTGCAGGCGATACCACAACCGTAGCGATTACCGTAACCGGGGCGCTGGCAACCGATATTTTGATGATCAACTACGCTGAGACCGATGATACCGATACTCTGGTAAAATCGGTTCTAACGGCTAACACGTTGACGCTGACCGTATCCGCGGACCCGGTAACAGACCATAGTTGGAACTACGCCCTTTTAAGGGCCTATAGCTAAAACTTTTAACCCGGGAATACCGCAAGGCTCCCGGCATGGAAGCGGAAGACCGTAAAGACGGCTCCGAAGGAGAAAACATGACAGGATTACCGCAACAGGTTGATCAGGCTGGCAAACGTTCGGAAGACCTCTTAAAGCTTCACCAGGAAGGCAAAGGACCTGACGACGAAGGGGCTCCGGAAAAAGACCAAGACCGGCAACCGGAACAAGGCGATCTTCAAAAACAACTGTCTGATTTACAGGCCAAATACGATGTCCTGAGCGGAAAGTACAAAAAGGAGATCGAAAACGCCGATCTTAAAGACTTGCAACGGCTTCAAAACGAAGTGGTTAACCTGAAACGGCAAAACCAGGAGTTGACGGCTGCCGTAAAATCCAGTGAAAACCTCGTCAAAGAAGTCCGCGAAGAGCTTGAGAAGAAAAAGACCGAACCCGAACCGGTCAACGTCGAAGCGGTGTTAAGCGAGGAAGAACGGGAATATCTGGAAGCCGAGGATTTGGGCGGAAAGACTCTCGAAATCCTGCTGAAATTATCGCGGGCAGCCGGCGGGACCACGGTTGAAGGGCAGTTGAAAGATATCGCCAACCAGGTAAAGGCAACGGCAAAACGCATCGAGGAAAGCGAAAAACGCATCGACAGAAGCGAAAGAACCCAAACCGAGGTTACACTAAAATCAGTTATCCCGGATTTTGAAAAAGTAAATTCGGACCCGAAGTTTCACTCCTGGCTGGACGATCCGGTCAGCGAGTTTTCACCGCGAAAAAAACGGGATGATTTGCAGGAAGCACTTGGGGCAGGCGATTTTGATTCTGTCAGGCGCGGCATCGACGCGTTTAAAAAAGAAACCGGCTGGGGCAAAGCAGAAAAGCCAAAGCCAAAAACCCACATTGAACCCGATGAATCTTTTACCGGTGGAGAGGGCGCTGTAAGCGTCAAACGTGATTACACCATGAAAGAGATCAACGATTTTTACATCGGTCAGACAAAGGGCAAGTGGGCAGGAAGAGAAAAGGAAGCGGCGGCGATCGATCGTGACATTCAGTTGGCGATTGCCGAAGGACGAATCAAACAACAATAACCAGGTTCGACGGACGAAAGCGGAGGCGGCCCGGTAGCGCCTCCGGCCTGGTCAGTTCCTTTCCGGGAAGGACAAATAGAAAAGGAATTGACAAATGGCCTATCCAGTAGCATCTGGTGGAGTGACCAGTATGTCAGGTTCGTATATCCCTAGCCCATAATTTGGGGATGTAAAACCACTTCTAAATAACTGGAATCGGACTTAGGGTGCCGAAACCAGAGGGAACGGCTAAAAAACAACACGCGCAGTTCAAGGAAATTGGCCTTATGAAGCGTTTAAGTTGGAAATACATAGCTGGTTTAGTAGACGGCGAAGGATGTATAGACGCAGTTTTGAACAAGAGCAGTAGCAAGGCAATGACAAAAACAATTATACCAAGAATAAGAATAACGCTCGTTGAGAACTGTTATTTTTTGCTTGATATATTAAAAGTAAACCATGGCGGATGGATAAATAAGCGTCATTTCAACAACCCAAAATGGCAAGATCCCATCACATGGACATTGCAAGGAAAAAAGCTCCGCTCTTTTCTGCAAAATATCGCTAACCACTTGACCATCAAGAAACAGCAGGCATTATTGGCCATCTGGATTCAAGATCATTTAAGACATAAGGGCATGCCGCAATCCGAAGAAGTAAAGCAGGGCGCCATAAAAGAAATGAAGGCTATGAAAACCGACCCGCAACGACTAAGCGAAGTGGCGATCCGAAATATTAAAAATCTCCCAGGATTTCATGGGCATTGGTCAGCAACCACAAATCAATGCCTTGATTGTGGAGAAACATCTCGGAAGCATGAAGCAAGAGGTTTGTGCACAAGGTGTTATAAAAAGTATCAAAGATCGGATCGATGCGATAGTCTGGCCGTCTAAGATGACGGTGGGAAATATGGTCCCTCAAAACTTTGGTTAAGTTCTACACCGCAACCGTATTCGGCGAAATCGCCAATACGGACTATGAAGGTGAAATCCAAAAACACGGCGACAAGGTGCAGATCAGGGTCGTCCCCGATATTACCATTCGGGATTACACTATCGGCCAGAAACTCGTCCGCGAGCGGCCGGCCACAACGAAAATCACCCTCGACATCGACAAGGGCAAATATTATTCAATGTCGATCAACATGGTGGAGATGAAGCAAGCCGACATTGCCTATGTCGAAAAGTGGACAGACGATGCCGGCGAGCAGCTTAAAATCGCCATTGACTCCAACATCCTGGCAAACGTTTATTCGGATGCCCACGCCTCCAACGCCGGCGCCACTGCCGGCTATCGGTCAAGTTCCTATAACATGGGAGTTTCCGGCACACCTTACGGTCTGGACAAAACCAATATCTTGGATTTCATCGTTGATATGGGTTCGGTCTTAGACGAGCAGGACGTTCCTGAGAATGACCGAAAATTGGTGTTGCCGACACTGCTATGCGGTATGATCAAAAAGTCTGATCTTAAAGATGCCTCGCTGACAGGCGACGCCGTGACTCCTATGCGAAACGGAAGAATCGGTATGCTGGATAGGTTCCAGGTGTTTCGTAGCAACCAAATCGCAACGGCATCAAGCGGCGGCGAAACGGCCTACGAGATCATTGCCTGCCACAAAAGCGCAATTACGTTTGCAAGCCAGCTGACCGATCAGCGGACCATCCCGAATCCGGATGATTTTGGTGATTTGATGGAAGGGCTGCAGGTTTACGGTTACAAAGTAATCAAGACCGAGGCGCTGGTCCATGGGCACGTTTACAAGATGTAATTTGTAGGCGTTTTGATTTTAATTTAATTTGACATAAGGAGTTTTTATCATGCCAACTTTAGACTACACCGGAAGCGCTGCAGCCGGGGCAATGCCTGTCAGTTTTTTTCATCAAAAGGCTGCTCCGACGGTTTTGCATCGGAGGCTTAAAGTTTCCGACATCATTGCCGCGGATGCTACCATGACCACAAACGGGTATATCGCTCTTAACGATATTATCCAGGCGATCCATGTTCCGATCGGCTTTAGCTTGGATTACGGTGTTTTGCGAATCATCACTGCACACACCGCGACTGTAACGGCAGAGGTCGGCCTTGGCGGCGGCGCGGAGATAATCGGTTCGACGCCGGTTGATATGGCAGCCGCTGCAGGAACGTGTTATCGCACCGTCGAGGCTGACTCATACGATCTTGGCCATGTTTTTACGGCGGCCGACACCATCGACATCCAATATCTTATTGCCAACGTTGTCGTGGGCGATTCAGAGCTGTTTGTCATGGGGCATATGTTGTATGTGTCTTCAGCCTAAATTTTAACCCTTTGACCTTCTTCCGGGCCTGGCTGCCCAGGTTCGGAAGATTTTACGGAGATCGGCTGTTATGGACAAGCCAAAGCAGTTAAGAAGCACCGAATCCGGGCGGGTGTTCTCGTATACCGAAGAGCTTGCAAAACGATCCGACATGGTTGCGATTGCCGATTCAGGCGAAAGCCTGGGACCCTGGAAAGAAACCAAAGACAAGCCCTCGAACGGTCTTAAAGTCGATGACGTTTCCGACAACCTGAAGGTACAGTTGCGGCAAAAGGACAGAATCATTTTACGGCTGGAAAAGGACCTGGCTGTCTTATCAAGTGAAAACTCCACACTGCTGGACCGTATAGCGGCCCTCGAAGCGAACGACACACCGGATGCCGAGCCCGAAGAAGCAAAAACCGAATCCGAGGTTTCCGAACGGCTTGAATCGCTGACCGCAGCGTGCCTAAAAATGATCATGTCCGACAATCCCAACGATTTCACCGGAAGCGGGCTGCCTAGGATCGAGCGCCTCGAAGAATTGTCCGGCATATCGGACGTTAACGCCAAGGAAAGAACAAAGGCGTTTGAAAAAGCAAAAGAGCTAATGTAGGGGGGAGCCATGACAGTTTTAGCGTCAACCCTTATCGAAGAGTGCGCAGCGGACTTTGACACAGACTACGGCAGGTGGAGTCAAGACAATTGGCTGGATTACATCAACGCCGGGGAGCGCCAGATGGTTTATCTAAAGCCATCATCGTATACCCTCGACACGCCCTTTCAACTTGTTGAAGGGATACTGCAAAGTTTACCGACAGGCGGAATCGAGCTAATCGACATCCCACGTAATATGGGGACAGACGGCCTGACACCCGGAGCAAGTATTTTTAAAACAAACCCAAAAGACCTCGACGACACAATCCCCGGCTGGCGCAGCACGACCGCCGCGGCAACAGTCGTTCATTTCATGTTCGATCCCAACGACCGTAAAAAATTTCACGTCTACCCACCGCAGCCGGCAGTGTCGATGGGGTATGTCCAAGCGGTTTATTCAGCGGTGCCCCCTGTGATTACAAAGTCCGGTGACAGCTACGCAGTGGCAATAAACCTAAGTGACGAATACGCCGAGCCCTTAAAGAGTTATATGCGATTTAGGGCCAATTCGGTGGATTCTCAGGTTTCGCAATTCGCATACCAGCGAGCCGTTGACGCATGGAACTTGTTTTTAACCCAAATTGGCCGCAAGGATTTAATCGAATCCAGGTTGCCGGCAAAAAGAGGTCAGCATGGCAGTGTTAATCAGCCAGTTTCGTAACAGGCTATTGGCCGAAGTCCCGGGGTGCCCGATTCCCAGGGTGGATCTGGCCGTTTTAAACGCTATTCGTCAAATGTGCGAGGATACTTACGCATACACAAAATCTTTCGAGGAAGAGGACTTCGATTACACAACCATTGACGACACCGACAATGATGCTATCACGATCACATTGTCGACATATTTTGCGGACGCCGATCCTGTAGCACCCCTGATGCTTCAAATTGACGGCGCCGACTGGAATTTGCGGGAACTGATCCTCGAAAACGACAATTCCAATCTGACCAACATCGAAATCCAAGGCGTAAAATTTTTCAGCTTCCCGACACTCACCACAATGAAGATATTTCCGTTTACGGGGCAAACGGCCAATTTTGACATATTTCTTAAATTAGCGGTTAAACCGGAACGCGGGCTATCCTCGGTCGAAGACAAGTTTTACAATGACGATGACTGGTACGAAGGTATTATTCATTGCGCGGCCTATCGTTTGCAGATGATCACGGGAAGACCGTGGAGCAACGAGCGACAGGCTGGGTACAACAAATCAAGGTATGAGCATTACATGGGCCGGGTAAAAATCGATACTGCCATGGGTGGATCCGCGGGAACTGTTTTTATCCAAGGAGGGTATTTTTAAATGGATTTAAAGTTCACCAATTTTGCGACATCAACGATAGCTGACGTTGGCGGTATCGGCGCCGGCGATTTAACCGTCAACGTCCAGCCGGGCGACGGCGCATTATTTCCCTCTTTGGCGGCCGGCGAGTATTTTTACGCCACTATGATTAAGACAACCGGTGCCCGGGAAATCGTAAAGGTCACGGCCAGAGCGACCGATGCTTTAACCATCGTTCGCGCCCAGGATAATACGATCGCCTTGGTATTTGACGAGGACGACAAGATAGAGCTTCGGCTAAATTCCGCCGCCTTGGAGGCAATATCCGATTATTTTGTCGGGTTTTATCGGCGGTCATTGTTTACATGGGCCAGCGTGGACACCATCACGGTTGGCGGAGGCTTATACGAAGTAAGTGGCAAACTTGCCAAAATAACCAGCGAATTGACGACTGTCGCTCACGGCGTTTCAAGTCCGGATTGGGCATATCTTTACATAGATTATTCCGCAATACCGGCAACCGGTATCTTGACCCAATCAGAATTGATATGGTCCACAACGGAGCCCACTTGGAGCCATTCAAAAATTGGGTGGTACAATGGCGATGACAGGTGTATTTTTGCCGGGTATGTACCGTCCGCTGATGAATTGGAAGAATTTTGGCATAACGGCGATACTGTTTTTATGCCTTATCTTTCGGTTGTGGGGCTAACTTCTTTCGTAACAGCTTTTGCAGCCATATCCACCGGATTTAAAATTCCTTCATTTGCAAATATTTGTTATGCGCTCATAGTCTATGATGCCAATGGCGATACTGCGACGAGGGCATACGTTTACCGGCCAACCGGATCGTCGGAAGCGTTCGGGATGGTGCTTGATTACACCGACGAGGATATCCGGCCGGAGTTTTATTCAAAAGCCAAAATAATCACCGGTACAGATAAAAAAATAGATATCAGATGTGCCGATGGGTCCACGAGCAGGATACAAATCACTCAATACGGCTACGAATTGCCGAAAGGGATATAATGCCAGTAATAATTACAGCAGGCGACATAGACCGGGATGAGGTTTGGGTAACGCTAAACATTAAGATGACGTTGAAAGACTGGAAAAAATTTTACCAGGAACTACCCGTGCTGCCGATTTCAACCCAGGTAAAGGACGGACTTCAGACCGTGTTTCAGCAAATAAAATGAAAGTCCAATTCGATACATTTAAAGGCGAGCTTCCCAAGCTGGCCGACCATAGGTTGCCGCATACTTACGCTAAACTTGCGCAAAACTGCAAATTCGACAAGGGTGATTTGCGCTCTTTCAAAGAACTTTCCCGGGAGCAGGCGTTTACCCTAACCGCAATACAGTCGATTTACAGATATGAAGAAAACAGCAACCAAAATTGGGTAGAGGCGGCAGAAGTCCGGCATTACGTCAAAAGCATGATCGCAGGCGATGCTTATGAACGGGTCTATTACACAGATGGTGTTCAGCCGTGTTTTTTTTCAAACAACAACATTTCCGGCGGCGGATTCGACTTTACAGCCGATTTTTACAAGCTGGGGATCCCGGCGCCAACCACAGCCCCGACAGTCGGATCGGCGGGCGGTGGAGCTACCTACAAGGGATATGTTTATTCTTTTGTAAATTCATATGGGGACGAGGGGCCTCCGAGTCCAATTGATTCGATTTCAGACTACAACGCAGGCAATGTAACGCTCGAAGATATCGAGGCTGCTCCGTCCGACAGGGCGATTGACAAAATTTATGTCTACCGAACCAATGCAAGCGGCACTGGTACAGCTGAGTTTCAATATGTCTTAGAAGCGACATGGTTTAGCGAAACCGTTGATTACGCAGTCGGCGATTTCGTCATTTATTTAACCGATCTTTATAAATGCACAACGATCCATCCGGCGGCCGCCTGGAACGCGGGGCATTTTACTGCCGGCGACGATGTGGCCGACGCCGATCTTTTGTCCGTTTTTCCGAAAACAAATTTCGATCTTCCGCCGGCTACGCTAAAGGGGTTAATTGGTTTGTCAAACGGCAGCATGGCCGGTTTTGTCGGAAATCAGCTGTACCTATCCGAACCGTATTACCCGCACGCCTGGCCGACTGATTATATTATCGGATTTGACGCTGATATTGTAGCGATTTCAAATGATGACAATCTGATCACGGTTGCGACCACGGCCAACCCGTACACTGTTTACGGCACCCACCCGTCCACGATGCAGAAAAAGAAAAATTCCAGTATTTACCCGGGACTCAATATCCGGTCTATCACAAGCGGAAACGGCGGTGTTTTTTTCGTCACGCATAATGGGTTGATTTTTAGCGGCCCCGGCGGAATGGTTAATATCACCCAGCAAATAATGGAACCCGCGGACTGGTCTGCCTATAATCCATCAAGCCTTTTGGTCGATTATTTCGAAGATAAATTGTTTGCCTTCGACAGTATCGGAAACGACGGGTTTTTTATCGATTTTTCAACAGATCCAATTCAAAAAGTATCTTTATCAATCTTTGCCCATGCGTCGGTCGTTACCGATGACGGCTATTTTTTTATCGTTGCCGACGATACGGATATCGTCGATGAAAACGATCCCCCCGAAACGATGCCGTTGGCGCTAAAAAAATGGGAAGGCGCCGACAACGACTATTTGTTGTTTACTTGGCAATCGAAAGAAATCCTGCTTGACAACAATACCAATTTTTCAGTTGCAAAAGTAATACTGGACCAGGATTTTTATGATGCAGTGATCGCATCTTTGGACCTGGCCGCTTTAAACGCCGCTGTTTTTGCGGCGGGCCTGACCGGGGCCCTTGGCATTGACGGACCCCTGGCCGGTGGTCATGAGCTGGCGAGTGACGAAATGTATAGCCTGGCGACAGTCCTTTTATCGTCTGAAGTGACTTTTAACCTTTATGCAGACAACGAATTAAAAAAAAGCAAAAACATCGGTTCGATAAAGAGTGTTTTCAGACTTCCAGGAGGGTTTTTGTCAGACAGGTATTACATCGAAATAACCGGATACATACCTGTTAAAAAAATCGTTTTGGCAACATCACCGGACGAATTATGAGCCTTGGCATAATAGACATACCGGACGCGCCTTCAAGAAGCGGGAGTCATTTTGACCGGGCCGTGAAAGAAAAGCTGGATTCGGCGCAACCGGTGAAATTGCCAATTTTTACCACGCAGCAATTAAATTCGCTTACAGCCCGATTGTTTGCAGGCTATATCGTTCGGTGCAGCAACGGTGATGCCGGTGATGAGTGTATCGCTTATTGCAACGGATTTACCTGGAAAGTGTTACAACTCGGAGACAACATCGCATTGTCATGATTAAGGTCATACCATACGCGCACCATGACGGTATCCCAACCATGAGGGATTCAGAAATCAGAACGCTATACGATCTCATGGAACGTGACGGGACAAACAGCCTTGTATTTTTCGATGGGCACATAAACAACGCAAATGATTTTTGCAATTTTATGAAATCTTCCGAAAATATTTTATTTGTGGCTTTTGACGATGACGACCCTGTTGCTTTCGGTTGGTTAAGTAATTTTAAATATAAAACAGCCCAAGCGCATTTTTGTTTGTTTTCGAAAGTTTGGGGAGAAAGGTCTGTAGAAATCGGCAAAGCGCTAGTAAAAAACGCATTGGCCACAACCGGTCTTGACATGTTGATCGGATATGTTCCTGGGTTTAATCCGGTGGCGACAAAATTTGCCGTCAAATGTGGTGCTGTTAAACTGGGTAAATTACCCTGTGGCAGTGTAGACAAAAACGGAAATTCTTATTCCACAACGATAGTTTATTATACGAGGTAAAAATTATGGGCGGCGGCGGTCAAGGATCTACAACAACAACGGTTGATCCGGTCTACAACGCCGGGATGCTGGAACTTTCACAAGAACAGCAGCAATGGGCCTCTGAGATGTTTAATATGTTTAAATACGGGGTGTCCTACGACCCGAGCGAACAGGTTTTGGATCCGTCAAAAGTTACGGAAGGAACCGAACGGGTCCAGACGGGTACACGAAGACGGCGGGTACGAAACCCGGATTACCGCGGTCCGGATGCCGGCGGTGGAGAGCCCTGGATATGGAAAGAAGAACCGGTCTATGAAACACGCAATATATCCGAGCAGGACCCGAATGCCTGGACCACAAGAGGCGAGCTGGAAGGATACGATCCAGAGGCACAAATAAGCGAAATGCAGTATCTACAAAACCTGGTGGAAGCAAACCAGGGCCTTTTGACGAGCAGAAGCGGGGCAGAAAGCGCCCAGCTTGCCCTTGAAACCCAACAGGCAAATGCCGCCGCCGGGTTAATCCCTGCCCAAACAGAAGCCGCCCAAACAGGATATGAATACACTACAGGTGCCAACAGAGCGGCAACCGGATTGCTGCCGTACCAAACAGAGGCGCAAAGAACAGGATACGAATATACCACGGGACTTAACACTGCACGCAGCGGGTTGTTGCCGGCGCAGTCGAATCTCGCCAAAAGGCAGATCGGCGCCCAAACCAGTTTTATCGAAGAGGCACAAAAGGGCGTGGACGCAAAAGGGTGGATGAATGAAGCGCAAGCCGGTGTTCAGCATGGATACAAATTGGCGAACGAGGCGCTCCGCAAAGACATTTCAAGCTACGGACTTGACCCGGGATCGGCCCGGTATGCTTCACAAAACCGGGATTTAAGGATGCGCGAAGGCGCAGATATCGCCGGCGCCCGCACAGTGGCGCAAAGAGCAGCAGAACAGGAAGATTTTAACCGCAAAAAGGCGGCGGCCACAGGGCTGACAATACCAAGTATTTAGGAGAACGACATGCCTGGATTACGGATACCGCAAGGCGGCGGATTTTGGGATATGGGCCAAAGACACGCGACCAGGGCCATAAATGCCTATGGAAGTTTGGGCCAAAACCGCAAAACAGAAATCGAAGCGCCGGATAAAACTGCCAGTGGCGGTCTTATGGCCGGCGCCGGAATGGGCGCTGCAGGATATTCGATTGGATCGTCAATGGCCGCTTCGGGTGCTGCCGGGGCCTCGGCCGGTCCGTGGGGCGCTGCGATCGGTGCCGGTATCGGATTGGCCGCCTATCTTTTATCTTAGGAGAAAATGTCATGGTTGACAGATGGGGACGTTTAACATTTGACGACGGTTTGCAGATTGCGCAGACAGCCCAGTATTTCAAACGCGATTACGAACGCGAACAGGACCGCAAAGCCGAAAAAGACGCTTATAAAGTAGCCGATGCGATCAGAAACAAAGACGACATCTCGCAGTTTAGCCCGGAAGCACGATACAAAGGGTCAAAGCTGTATTGGGATGACGAATTCGGCAAGGTCAGAACGCAAACGTATCAAGCGCGCAATGAAACCGAGGCGATCCAACAAAAAAGTGCAAAATTGAAACTGAATCTCGACCAGGCGGCTGAAAAACTAAGGGTTTATAAATCTGCCCGGAGATCCGGAAACAACGCGCTTGCCAAACAGTTGGCCGTTCAGATCAGCAACGAGCATATGTATAACGGGCGCTACATCGAAGGTCCGGAAAGGGGAGAGCCCGGATATAAAGTAACGAACTGGGACGGCAGCAAACAAGTCGTCAGCGACATGCCGATTGAGCAAGTCGATCAACTGCTGGGTGCTTACTTCGACAGGCCGCAAGATGAAATCATGCAATGGCAAATGAGCGCCGAAGCGTTACGGGCGCAAAAAAACGAAGAAATATTGTCAAAAGCAGAGCCCTACATAAACGAGAAAACAAATCAAGTGATTTATCGAGTACCGGCCGGAACGTGGGATCCACAAACAGGCAAGCCAAGGGGCGCTTTTTTCGTCGACAGCCCGACAGCGGAAACCGAAATACCTAAAAGCCAAACAAAAGGCTTTACAAAATTTAATGTTGCAGTCGCAAAAGCGGGGTTAAGGACCGAGCGATTAAGGTCTAAAAAAGCCGAAAAAGATCTTGGCAAACCAGATATCGTTTCACCCGGAAGCCTTGTACCCGGAAAAGGCGGTCAGGTCGGCGTTATCACTTCCGGTCCCCAGCGGCCGGCCGGGCAGATTGACGAAACTGGTGCTATCGATGAAACCGCACCATCCGGCGGCTTGCAGTTTCAAGCGATCCCGGGGCTTGGCCAAGGGGCGATACCCGGTGGAAAGGGAGCGCCAACCGCAAGCCAACAATATAACCTGATGGTTAAACAGCTTGAAACCGAATTGATGCCGTTTATTGATAAGGGTCAATCCGCGATCGATCCGGAAACGCTTCAAATCACAAACAGCGGTAAAAATGCGCTTATGAACGCAATAAAATTAGCGCAAAAATACCAGTCGGGCCCCACTGATCTTACCGATGAAGAAAAAGCGATTGCGCAAAATGCGGTTCGTGCAGTTCAGATTTATCAATCAATCAGCGATGTTAACAAGCAATCATTTGGGTTGCAAAGCCCACAAGCGGGACAATCGATAGCCGCTCCGCCGCCGGGCTTTATAATGGATTAACAATGCCGCAAACAGCAACAAATCCGCAAACCGGCGAAAAAGTGATCTGGACCGGAAATGAGTGGAAGCCCTACGACGAAGAGGACTTTCAGCGTTGGTACGGACAGCTATCTCACGAAGTCGGCATTAACGACAACCCAGATGATCCTCAGCATCAATACGATTATCGCGCTGCCTATGCCGCCGATGCCGGCCCGTTAGATGACCCGTCCGGCCATTGGCCGCCGGAATTTAAGTCCCCGACCCATCCAAACCGGTATGTCAACGGGATCGATACCATTAGCGGCAAAAAAGCAAAAACAGCGACCAACCCGGAAACCGGCGAAAAGGTTTATTTTCATGAAGGGTTTAACAGGTGGGAACCGTTCACACCGGAAGTTGAAGCGGCCCCTGCAGGCGTTGGGCGCATCATCAAAAAAGCGGGTCGATCGGCATTGGCCGGAGTTGGGTCAACATTAAAGGGATTGGCCGTTAGCCAGCAGCTCGACGAAAAAGAACGCGATAAGTTCAAAGACATACGTGCTGCAGGTGTTATCGCTCCCGGTGGGTATCTCGAAACAAAAGCGATTGAAGCTGTTAAAAAATTATCCGGTGCCGATATTTTTCAAATGCCGGAAAAATACGCCAAACCTTCAGGCAGCGGAAAGATTTACCAGCTGTTAGAAGATGCGACCAGCGGAATGGCCGCCTTCGGCCCCAGCATGGCATTGACTGCAGTTAACGCTCCGGCCGGCGCCGCCTCGATGTATTTTCAAATCCTTGGAGATGAGTTTACATCCCGGGAGGGCAGAACCGATGATAACCGCAACCTTTTAGCCTCTTCGCTTTCGGCTGCCGTCCAAACCCCTATCGAGCTTGTCGGGACGCTGTTTGAGTTAAAGGCGTTAAGCCGCATATTGTCCGGCAAAGCGTCCAGGTTTATATGGTCACTGACGCAAACGGCCGGGGCAGAAGGAACGGAAGAATACCTGCAAAAATTTCCATCCCTCGCCGCCGATATTTACACCGATAACCCCGATCTTAGCGCCGATGAGCTTGCCGGGGAATTTTGGAAGCATGTAAAAAGCCCTGAATTTCAAAAACAAGCCGGGTACGAAGCACTGGCGGGTGCAACCGGCGGTTTGCTGTTTGGTCTTGGCGGAAAAGTCGCTGCTCAGGGCTTGCGGTTTGCAGATTATAAATCTCAAAAACAAAAAGACATCGATGCCGCCAAACAAAAAGATCTTTTAAAACCGGAAGCAAAAAAGCCGGAAGTTGAAATACAGCCCTTGTTTGCGCCTCACACCGCAGCAGAAGGCGCGGCCATGCAGGCCGAGATCAAAGCCCAGCAACGAAAAGAAGTGCAGCCCGAAGCGCAAGAAGTTGACCTTATAACAGCAGCCCGTCAAAAAAGACAGGCTAAAATAGATCAGATTGCCGAGCAGGAACACCAGGTCACCATGGGCCGTACCGGCCTGGTGGTGCCTGAAATACGGGGACGTGAGGTTGATGTTGAGCAACAACAGCGTGAAATAGCGCAAAGACAGCAGTTGACGCGACCTGCAAAAGAGTTTGTTCCGCCATTGTTCGAACCGCACACGGAAGCAGAAGGCGTGGCCATGCGTGCGGCCATAACCCGCCAGCGCGGCGGCGGGCCCCTTGCAGTTCCCGGTCCGGGATATGACATTGACGCCGAACGGGCTAAAAAGCTCGCGGCTGACCGCGCATTTTTTGAAAGAGAAGCAAGGCGTCTTGGCCTTGAAGAACCGGCAGGATTACAAATTGCTCCACGTGAAACAAAGGAGGTTAAGAGTGCCAGAGGCATACGAGAAGATGAGAGACAAGTTTTACCAACATAAGCGGGAATCATGGAACCGGCGGCATCCCAACGGCCAGATGTCGAAGCAGCAAAGAGACAGCCTGTACGACCGGGCGCAGAGCAAGGCCGCCGCGATTTACAACTCCCGGAACAAGAAAAACCCGGTGGGCAGAAACCACTAACCAAAAAAGACAGATCGCTTAGAGCGTACAACAAATACGTCGACTCTCTGACAGACGAACAAAGGCAAACCGCCGCCGATCTAATAGAAGAAAAACCGGCATCGCCTTCGCTTAAAATGAAAGCGATTAAAGAGCGTCTGGCTGAAAAACCGAGCGAACGTTCGGAAAAACAAATAGCCGAAGAAAACGTCAAAAAGGCATCAAAATACAATATCAAAGTTGATGCGATCGGCGAAGAGGGCACCACTTTACCGGAAGGCCATGTCCAGTACACCGTCCACGACGAATCCTCATCAATTCACAAATGGACAATGCAATCGAAAAACACCGTTGAAGCGATCAAGACCCGGATAGCCGAAGCCGAGAAACAACGGGCCGATGCTTTGGCGAAGGAGAAACCGCCTGCCGAAGAGCCCAAGGCCAAAAAGCCCAAGAAAAAGGGTGCCGCTCCTTTGGCCATAGAAGATGTCAAAAACTTAGGCGGCGCCATCCGCAAGTTGAAAAACGGCGGGATCAACCTCGGCGCCATGAAAGGTGAGGCCAAGGAATTTCCGGTCGCCTGGAAATATCTTTTCAAAAACAGCGGCGAAAGCCTGGACATCGCAGAACCGATTTTACGGGATGCCGGGTTTCTCGGCACCAATGAAAACATCTTGGACTTGGCCCGGGATGCCAATAATTTAAAACGCAGCCGGCTGACTGCCGATATCTTGGAGAAAAAAGGCTACGAGCTGCCCGAAGCCGAGCGCAGGGTAAAAGAAGAAATCGAGCATGAGGAAGAAGTGCCGCCTACAGGCGAATACGTCACGATGGAAGCCGAGGACCTGCCCGAAGGAAAAAAGCTGACGCTGATTGAAGGCGAAAGCCGCCGGGGATGGGACGTTTATGAAATCCAAGAAAAAGATCCTTTTGGTATTACGTTAAAAGACGGCGTTACCATCGAACTGAAACCCGGTGATAAGGTTCAGGTTTTAAAGAAAGATTTGGGAGAAGCGAAAAAGACAGATGAGCCTGATGAAAAAATAGATGTCGCAGATATCGTCAAAAACACTAAGTCGAGATACCGGATAGAATATGCCCTTTATAACAATTATCTTGATTCGGAGCGAAAAGAAACAGACGGCGCATGGGACAGGTCTACTGTCAGCAATTATGCAAAAACGTTTATAAGACCGCTTGCGAAACAAATAGCAAAAAAAGACTGGCAAACTTCAGCCGAACTTCGGGATGCCACCGGTGCATATAAAAGAGCAGGGGCAAATATCGCCAAAGATCTTAAAAAGCTGGTTGCCATCGGTGATGTCCAGATCGCCTGGGACAAAGAAGGTATGCCGCATTATGCGCTTTCGGGTGTTGAGCGCGGTGATCTTATGACCGAGGCCGAGATTGACAAGTTTGTTGCCGACCAGGAGGCCAAGCAACCCGCTGAGAAATCATTCCGCAGAGGATCTGAACTCGCAAATGCGATGAGCAATATCAGCGGCATCAGCAAAGCGCATTTGCAGAAATACCCAAGCGGAAAATGGGGATATGTCGGCAGTGTCGATGCTCGCCTGATGTTTGTAAAGAAAGACGGGTCCGAACTAACAAAAGAAGACTTGGATTACATATCCAAAGCCCAGTCGCGGGCAATGGCAATGAATATACGCGGCGTTAAATCGCTTGCGTGGGATACGAGGGAAGACGCCATAAAGGCCGCGCAAGAATTGGGCATTACTGTCTACGAAAACAACAAGCCTATTGAACCCGGAAAACCCACCCTCGAACTAAAAGGCGAAAAAGCCATGCCGCCCAAACAGGCCGAGTTGAGCGCCAAGAGGCGAACGCAATCAGCCGGCCGGCAGGAATCATTGGGCCTTAGAGAAAAAGCCCCGAAGGGTGATTGGTTTAAGGGTGAAAAAGCGGGTAAGAAAGAGGCGGCGGCGTTTGAGAAAAAGACCGGTAAGCTGGAAGATTTTGGTGAAAAGATAGGCGGGGCAAGGAAAGA